GCGGTCATGACACTCGATGAGATGATTTCCGCCAGCGTTGCGCCGGCAGACGCCGCGCCTGCGGCGGCACCAACAGAGGATACGCAAGTGACCCTAGCAGAGGTACTGAGCGCGTTGAGCGCACTGGCCGCGGGCGAAGGCGAGGAGGCGTCGGCAGCGGCCGCGTTGCTCGCAGCTGCGTCCGCGAAAGAGGATGATGGCGGAGGCGAGGGCGTTGAAGCCGAAGAGCCCGCCGATCCGCCAGACGAGCCGCAGAAGGAGGAGGAACCCGCCGCCGCCAAGTGTGACGACGAGCCGATGTCCGCCGTGGCGTCGCTTTCCGCCGAGCTCAAATCGCTGCGTGAGGAGTTCGCCAAGCTCGCCGCTGGCTCCAAGGCGCAGAAGCCCAAGGCCATCGCGACAGTCGCGGTGCCGGCTCAGGCCAAGGCCCGGCGCGAAGCTCGAACCAAGGACGAGGTCGAGCTCGACCGCGTCTTCGGTCTCAATCAAGACCCAGGCCCGCGCGTGTCCCAGCGCGGAAACGTCATGACCTTTTCCGTTCGCTGAGGATTTTCGACATGCTGTCAAGACTCGGAGCCTTCCCCACTGACCGGTACGCCGGCACCGTCAGTGACGTATTCGTCGCCGGCACGATGGCCACTGTCGATACGGCCACCGGCCTACTCGTCGAGGCGGCTGTTGCGACTGGTCTCGTCGTGGTGGGCGCGCACCAAATCAGCGCCACAGGTGACGGCACGACCAAGCTCGTAGTCGAGCGTTGGCCCTTCGTAGTCTGCGATAACGACGGCACTGACCCCGTGACGATCGCGGACCTGGGCGGTCCTGTCTACGTGTTCGATGCCACAACTGTCTCGAGCAACGCCACCGGTACGTCGGTAGCTGGCACGCTCGCAGGCTTCTACGCGGACGGTCGCCCGATCGTCAAGCTCGACCTGGTGTAACCGATGCCGTACGTCAACAAACAGTACATCGTCTCCGTCAATGACCGAGTCCGCATCGTCGCGGAGGAGGCGTACTCGCGGATCGTCGAGGACCTGCACTGGAACAAGTTCGCCCGGGTCAAGGACATGGCGGGCACGGACCGAGACTTCGTCGAAATCCCGATCGAGGACGAGCACATCGACCTCGACGTCAGCCCAGGACAAGCGTCCGGTGACGTGCCGTCGACGTTCAACCTCGAGTTTCAAACCAACTTCGCGTCTCGCGAACGCAAGATCATGCGGCACCAGTACGAGGACGGTCCGCTCGGTGCCGAGCTGATGGCGTCGTTCGGCCGGCAGATGGGGGCGTTGTTCGCGCGTACCCCCGAGGACTTGGTGTTGAACGCGATCAAGTCAAACATCACGACCAAGTATGACGGCTTGGCGCTGTTCCACGCCTCGCATCTGATCCATCCGAATCGGCCCAGCGCGGGCACGTTCAGCAACGCGCACACGTCGCTTCCGATCGACACCTCGGTCACGGTCGACGTTGCCCTCGCCAACCTGACGACCGCCATCACGCGGATGTCAGAGATCCCGACGGCCAGCGGACTGCACTCGCGTAAGCTGCGAGCCAAGTACCTGGTCGTGCCTCCGGCGCTGCGTTCGCGCGCGGTACAACTCACCGAGGCTGCGTACCTGTCCAGCGCCGGTAACGCGGACGTCCGTGGGATCGTTCGATCGAACGGTGTCGAGCCGGTCGTGATCGATGAGCTCGGTGCTGGTTACGGCGGAAGCAACACGACCTGGTACCTCGCGGCAGAGCCCACGGGGGAGTACGGGGCGTTGATCCTTCCGAAGAAAGAAGATTTCAAGCTGGTTTTCTTCACGCCGTTCGACGACGAACACGCCAACGCAACTGAAGAGTTTACGACCCGCGTTCGAGGTCGTATCGCAGTGGCCGGGGGCCTGCCCTGGTACATGAGCCGCTGCACCGCCTAGTTTTCTTCGCTTGGGGGACGGCCGAGCCTCCCGGTCGTCCCCCGTCTTTTAGACCATGGCCTATCTGACTCTCGCTGAGTACCGACTACGCAGCCGCATCCCGGGATCGTACATCGACGATCTCGAGGTGGCGTACGCGGGATACGTGGACGCGATGGTCGCCCAGGTCTCCGCCGCAATCGACGCGCGCCTCGCCAAACGCTACGCAGTTCCGTTCGACGCACCGGCCCCGATCGCGGTGCAGGCGTGGGTGACGCAGATAGTGGATCTGCAAGTCTGGCTGAAGCGCGGGTTCGACGGCACGACTCTAGATGGCGAGCAGTACGTCCGCGCGTCGCAGCAGGCTTACGACGAGGTACGAGAGGCCGCCGACGCTAAGGACGGTCTTTACGACCTCCCTCTGCGGTCTGACACCACGGCATCGGGGATCGCCCGCACCGCCATTCGGTGGCAATCCAACGCGTCGCCGTACGTCGCGCGGTCGAAGGTAGCGCAGCGTGGTCGTACCGAGGACTCCAGCGGGGAGCCGTCCAGTGGCCGCTGACCTTTCCGCGATGCTCGCCGAGCTGGCCGACCTACAGACGACGGCCGAGGACGTCGCACGCGCGTGCGTGACCGAGGTCCGTGGCGAGATCGATCGCACGATCGCCGCCGGGCAGGACCCGTACGGCCAGCCGTGGGAGCCGCGGAAACGTGACGGGGGTAGACCGCTGCGCAGCGCCGCGCGCGCCGTGCGCGTGACCGCCTACGAGGACGAGGTCATAATCCGTCTCACTGGGGTCGAGTCCCGCCACCACACGGGCGCGATCAAGGGACGCACTCAACGACGCGTCATCCCGACTCGCCGCGACCTGCCAGACGGTATGCGTGCCGCCGTAGAGGCCGCCGTTGACCGCGTCTGGCGCGAGAAAACGGGGCGCGCCTAGTGCCGACGTTCGCCATCACCGAGGCGTACGACGCCGTGCAGACGTGGCTATCGGCCAAGGGCGTGGTCGCCAGCCAGTACTTCGGTTGGCGTGAAGTTGCCCGGCACAACGTCACGGGGAATCGCGTGGTATGGGTACCGGGCGACGCGACGCTGCAGGTCGGTGATACGCGGCTGCCCGAAGCGACAGGAACTGGCATCTCGAGCGGCGGAAATATAGCCGTCCAGTGGCAGCTGGTGTCGATCTACATCACGGCACCCTACGATCCTGCCGACCCCGAGAACGAGCGCGACCAGTGGACGCGCACCATGACGTTGCGCAACGCCATCTACACGGCGCTGGCCACTGAGATAGGCCAGGGTGTTTTCAGGGTCGCATCCGAGCGCTACGTGCGACGCGAGACCGGACCTGACGCCCGGCTCGCTAACGTGACCGTGCTGCTCGTAGTCGCACTGCGTGACCAGATTTCCGCCTCTGACTACGCCGACTTGACCGCGCTCCATGTGACCGGACAAGTCGAGCTAAACGAACTCGACGCCACCGTTAGCTTCCCCGTGCCGTAAGGTCCCGAAATGACTGTACCTTCCGTTACCTATAACATCCTCGACGGTCAGACCGGTGTGGTCTCGACCGGAGCCTCGGCAGTCGCGGTCGTCGGGATCGCATCGTCCGGCACAGTCGACGTGCCCACGTCTGTTGCGTCGCTGTCCGCGCTCACCGCGGCATTCGGAGGCGGGCCGGCGGTCGAGCTGGCGGCCCTCATTCTGCCTCGGTCGCCCGTGCTGTTCATCCGCGTGACCCAGGCCGCGGCCGGGACCCAGGACGCAATCGACGTGACCGGCGTGACCGGGACGTCGGTAGTGACGGTGGACGGCGGATCCATCACGCCGATCGACGACTACGACGTGCGTCTGCTCGTGACCACGGGCGGGACCATCGGCACAACCGGCATTCGTTTCCGCGTCTCGTATGACGCGGGACGCAACTACGGTCCGACGATCTCGCTCGGTACCGCGACGACGTACGTCGTGGCCGACGCCGTTACGTTCGCTTTCGCCGCCGGAACGCTCGTAGCGGGCGACCTCGTGTCGATCCGCTGCAACGCCCCGACCTACGACTCGACGGGGCTCACGTCGGCGCTGGCGGCCTACGCGGCATCGTCCGTGGCCACCGAGCTACTGGTCGTCGAGGGGGCCATTACGGCGGCGCTGGGGGGAGTGGTCGACACTGCGCTCGCGGGCATGACGACGGCGAACAAGCCGCGCCGGTGGGTCGGTTCGATTCGCATGCCGGCCGCCGGAGAGTCGGACGCAACGTATCAGGCGGCGGCGCAGGTCATTTCCGACGCGTACTCGACGACGCGCGGCGGGCTGTGCGCCGGCGCGTGCAAGCAGGTGTCTCCGGTCTCCGGTCGGTCGTACCGTCGCCCGGTGCTGTTTGCTTACGCGGCTCGACAGGCGGGTCTGAGCCAGGAAGACAACGCG